AGGACATGCTAACCTGCAGTCAGTCACGCCATACTTGGTGAATACATACAGTGGTGCATCTGCTGCACTAGCTAAGAGGAACGGAGACAGTTAATGCAAAGGGTTAACGACTACCTAGAATCCCTTGATATCACAGAAGGAATGCAACACAGAAGCAACTGTCCTATGTGCGGTGGGCGTAACACATTCACTGCTACTAAGGATGACGGGCTTATCATTTACAACTGCTACAAGCTAGGCTGTGGCACACGTGGCTTCCTGTCTGTAGGGTTAAACTTTCAAGAACTACAGCGCAGGCTAGCAGCTATCAACTACGAAGAGCAACGTGCTAAGCCTTTAGAGAACATGGTCTGGCCTGAGTATATTGTAGACCCGTTGCCTGAACACACGCTACTCAAACGCTTTGCTAATCGGTGGGACTTGGACTTGGAAGACTTGATGTATGACGTGAAGGATCGCCGTGCAGTCTTCCCTATCAGACACAAAGGCATACTGATTGACGCAGCAGGTAGAGCGTTGGATGGTGCTATGCCTAAGTGGTATCGCTACACTGGTGACGCTGATGTATATACACATGTAGTAGGTAAGCAGCAAGGCATCGTAGTTATCGTAGAGGATATCATCTCAGCTATCACTGTAGCTAAACGCTTTCCCGGCACTACAGGCATGGCTATCTTAGGCACATCACTAAGCGCTAAGCACATGGAATACTTGGAAGATTACTACAAGGTTATCGTTGCGCTTGACCCTGATGCAGCACACAAGACACTGCAGTTCAAGCGAGAGATCGAAGCATGGACAGGTCTACCTACCAAAGCTTTACGATTGACTGATGACCTCAAGTATAATATATTAGCTGACATTCAACAGCTAAGGGAACTGATATGAATAAGACTATCAGACCCATGACAGAAGAAGAACGTAAGGCAGCTAAAGAACGTGAAGAAAGGAATCGTGACAATGCTGAATAAGAAAGAACACTCTGAGTTTCTTAACTTGATCAAAGCTAATGGTGTCCCTAAGAAATACAAGAAGTCTTTACTGGGCAACTACAAACCTGAAACTGTAGTAAACATTATGGCTGATGTGTTGTGTAGCTATCGTGATGCACAGATCAACAAGCTAAAGAAGAACACACACGATGACTGATCTATTAATGCAGGCAATCGTGTTCGCTACCATAGCAGGTGGCATGGCAATCTTTGGAGCGTACAAGTGATGACATTCGCAGTGTGGCCTACAGCAACAGCAGTACTGTACTTCTTAGGAATACTTATGCACTATCGTATGAGTATTACTTTGATCCGCACTGCAGTTATGCTCAACAAGAATGACGATGAAGACTACATAGTAGATGGAGGCAAGCTTATCGTAATAAGTATGTGGTGGCCTATCATTATAGCAACACAACTTACGCTAGGTTTGATAGGCTTACTTACATGGAGACAGGGAGATGACTTATGACTAAAGGTGAATACAGAGTTGGCATCAATCCAGATGATGATGCTCTTGTATCTCAGATCAAACGCCATGCTGCTGACTTGATCGACTTAATCGACAGCATACCAGAACCTAAAGACACACAGTTGGGCGGTGAGATAGTTCGACTTAAGGCACAGGCACAGCGTGAACTTGAGGGTGCAACTATGTGGGCTGTTAAGGCTACAACAAAGCCTCGCATGGAGTGAAAGATTATGATCAAGACAACACTAATTGACCACATGGGGTCTGACCTGTCTGTCGTTAATGCAGCACGTGTTAGCTTTGGTAAAAAGCACGACACATTCCAAGACAAAGACAAGAAGCTTATCCAATACCTAGCTAAGCACAAGCACATGTCACCCTTCGGTCATGCCTTTGCTAGCTTCCATGTCAAAGCACCTATCTTCGTAGCACGACAGTTAGTGAAGCATAAATTCCTGCGATGGAATGAGATTAGCAGACGCTATGTGGATGAAGAGCCTGAGTTCTACCATCCTGCTGCATGGCGTGGACGTAGTGCTGACAAGAAGCAAGGCAGTCAGGGCGAGGTTGATACAGCTATTGACCCTGACTACATCAACACCTTGTCTACACAGATATACAAGAACCTGTTGAAGCAAGAGGTAGCACCTGAGCAAGCACGTATGGTACTGCCACAGTCAACCATGACAGAGTGGTACTGGTCAGGTAGCCTTGATGCTTTCGCTGCAATGTGTGTCCTGCGATGCGCTTCTGATACACAGTATGAGACACGTGTTGTAGCTGATTATATTAACAAGAAGATGCAAGACATCTTTCCTGTATCATGGGCTGCACTCATTGGCGTTGCAGAAGTGCAACAGTTCTCTGAGTATGGTAACTATGGTGAGAACAACCCGCCACTAGGAGATACCAGTGCTTACCAATGATCAGATAGCTTTGATAGCGGGGGTTATTGTTATCGGCCCCATCATTGCTATAGTAGTTTGGATGTGGTACGGCGAGATAAAGGAGTGGTTTAAGTAATGTTTACGGTTGAAGAGATATACGATGCATCTGTTGTTACAACAATGGACGAGTCAGACAAGTTCGAAGATGTAGAAGTTACCTTTGATCAAGACGGTGTAGTGTGGGTACGCCAATACTGTGAGGAGCTAAAGAATCATCAGCTTATTTACATGTCTTACCAACAGCTATTAGATATCATATGTTCAATGCAACGGCCTCAAGGAATGTACTACTTAGAAAGGCAAAGACTATGAGTATGTGTGGCGAGATAGAGAATACAAGGAATGAAATACAAAGGTTGCAACGTGATCTGTGTGACCCTACAGTTAACTACGAGGAGAGACAGAAGCTTGTGTTCAGGTTAGCTGTAGAAAAAGATCGACTAGAACAGCTTGAAAGAGCGAGGCTAAAAGGTTATAAGGACTGATAGCTTTGTCTGAGGAGACACATTATGATGGAACATGCATTACTTCGTAGCCTTATGAATAAGGAGTTCTACGAAGATCACAAGGGCATCCGTTGCCCTGATAAGATATTCACTAAAGACTTACGTAAGATCAAGCAGACCCTTGAGTATGCCATGAATACTTACGACAAAGACCTTACACCTTCTGAGCTTGAGGCTTTGTTCTTCACACACAACAACAGTATGACCACAGCTAACAAGCAGGTCTACGAAGATATGTTCCGTAAGATTGCACGAGAAGAACCGCTATCAAAAGACATTGCAGAAGATGTATTGTCTAAGTTGTTTCAACAGGTAGTAGGCGAAGAGATTGCTAACCTTGGTTTCAACTATGTGAACGGCACAGAAGATACACTTGAGCCTTTGCGTAAGTTGCTATCTAATTATCAAGATGACTTCATGCCTAACCTTCGTGTTGACTGGGAAGATATCAGCATTGACACGTTGCTAAAGGCTAACGATATTCAGTCACAGTGGAAGTGGAACATCCCTTCGCTTGGGCGTAAGACTGAAGGTATCTCCGGTGGTCACTTAGTTATTGTAGGCGCACGTCCTAACACAGGTAAGACAAGCTTCCATGCATCTACACTGGCAGGGCCTGATGGCTTTGCAAGGCAGGGTGCTAAGTGTATGATCTTGTGTAACGAGGAAGCATATGAACGTGTAGGCGCACGTTACTTGAGCGCAGCCACAAGCATGTCAATGGATGAAGTAAAGGCTAACATGGCTCGTGCTGCCATGCTGTACGATGAAGTAAAACAAAACATCTTCATCAAGGATAGCACAGGCAAAGATATGTCATGGGTTGAAGCTATCGTAAAAGCATACGAGCCTGACGTTGTTGTGCTTGATATGGGTGACAAGTTTGCAGCCAAGACAAGCGACAAGTCAGATGTGTATCTCAAGGATGCAGCTATCCATGCACGTAACATCGCCAAGCAATACAAGTGTGCAATCATCTGGATGTCACAGCTATCTGCTGTAGCTGAAGGTGTAGTTCGTGTTGACCAGTCAATGCTTGAAGGCAGTAAGACAGGCAAGGCCGCTGAGGCTGACCTCATGATCCTTATCTCTAAGAACCGTGCAGTAGAAGGGCAAGAGGAAGAGGATACACAAAGGCACTTGAATATTGCTAAGAATAAGCTTAAAGGAGGATGGCATGGTATTGTTCACTGTGAGTTAGACGGTGATCGTAGCCAGTATGTATCGTGAGGAGAGAACATGAGGTTGACACTTGACGTAGAGAACACAGTCACCAAGCGTGATGGCAAGATGCACCTTGATCCTTACGAGCCGGGTAACTTTCTTGTGCAGGTAGGCACACAGAACGTAGACAATCCTGAAGAGACAAACATATTTACGTTTGACCATAAGGAACAACAAGATCGTTCTGGCATACAAGGCAAGAAGCTACAGCTTATCTTGGACAACACTACGCTACTCATAGGCCACAACCTACAGCACGATTTGATGTGGCTGTGGGAGTGTGGCTTTAAGTACGATAGGGATATCTATGACACCATGCTAGCAGAGTACTTGCTGCTACGTGGACAGAAAGAGCCGCTTAGCTTAGACGCTTGTGCTGAGCGCCGTGGCTTGGAGTTTCAGAAAGATGATACACTCAAGAAGTATTTCAGGGAGGGGTTCAATACTAACGAGATTCCTCTACAGGAGCTTAGCTTTTATCTTAGGCGTGATCTCGACACTACTAGTGAGTTGTACCACGCCATTGAATCTGACTATGCCAACCCTGAATCTGCCTCGCTCCACGCAGTCAGAGGAGTTACCTTCAACACCTGCAAGACGCTTACCCGTATGTACATGCGAGGAGTCGCCGTGGATAAGTCAGCCCTAGAAGCTGTGCGTAAAGAGTTTGAAGAAGAACGTGCTGCTATTCTAGAAAGACTAAGCAAGAAGACACGTGAGCTTATGGGTGCTACACCTATCAACCTTAACTCGCCTGAACAGGTATCACAGGTTGTGTTCTCACGTAAGGTTAATGACAAAAAAGAGTGGGCTAAACTGTTTGACTTCGTGAACAATGATGCTGAGTTTAAGGATGCAATCAATGCTAACAGCACCGTGATCAAGAAGACACGTGCATCTACTTGCCTAACCTGTAATGGAGAAGGTAAAGTATTCAAACTCAAAAAGGATGGAACACGTTATGCTAGAGCAAATTATTGTGTGGATTGTGATCGCCGTGGTTTTCTTCTAAAGGAAACTAATGAGGTAGCAGGCTTGAAGTTTACTGCGCCTAGCAAGAAGTGGGTAAGTGCAAATGGATTCAGCACAGGTAAAGAAAACCTTGATCTGCTTATGGCTACGGCTAAAACAAAAGGCATGGAAGATGCTGTTGATTTTCTTGGTGATCTTAAGCGTCTATCTGCAATTAGTAGTTATCTTAGCAGCTTTGTTGACGGAATATCTACCTATACCAAGCCAGATGGAAAGCTACACGTTTCCCTCACCCAACACATTACTGCTACAGGAAGATTTTCTGGGCGCAATCCCAACATGCAGAACATGCCTAGAGGTGGAACCTTTCCAGTGAAGCGTGTGTTTGTATCACGTTGGCAGGGTGGCAAGATCATGGAGGCTGACTTCGCACAGCTAGAGTTTCGTACTGCTGCCTTCCTAGCGCAAGACAAGACAGCTATGGAAGAGATTGCTACAGGGTTTGACGTGCATAGTTATACTGCACAGGTTATCACAGATGCAGGACAAAAGACATCACGTCAAGAAGCTAAGGCACATACCTTTGCACCTCTCTTCGGTGCTACAGGCTACGGCAGAAGCAAGGCTGAGGCTGCATACTACGAACACTTCACACAGAAGTACAAGGGTATTGCTGCATGGCACAAAAAGCTAGGCAGTGAGGCAATACGTCTGCTGAAGATTACTAACGTGTCAGGCAGGCAGTACGCTTTCCCTGATGTAACACGTAGGGCTAACGGTAGTGTTACACACTTCACGATGATCAAGAACTATCCTGTGCAAGGCTTTGCTACAGGTGACGTTGTGCCTGTTGTGTTGATTGAGATGGAAAAGAATATGCAGGGTATGCAATCGTGTATTGTAAATACTGTGCATGATAGTATGGTGATTGATGTACACCCTGATGAAACACAACAAGTTATCAAGCTTGTAGAGGAGATGAACGATGGCTTGAATAATCTGGTAGAAAAGTACTATGGTGTAACCATGAATGTACCGCTACTTTTAGAGGCCAAGATAGGTGATAATTGGCTTGACACAGTGGACGTTTAATGGTATAACTATTACTCTTTGAAACGTGAAAGGATATCACAATGAGTACAGAACTAGCAGTTGCTTCTGGCATTTCTATTGCAGAAGCTATTGGCATGACAGGTGGCGAGACTAAGACATCTGTAGGTATGCCACGTATGTCTATCATCCACCAACCTATCATGGGTACGATGGATGTTAACGGCAAGAAAGTTAAGACTGAGGTTATTCCTGCAGGTGCTTTCAGGTACACCCCTAACTCTGAAACAACAATCTATTCAGTTAACCCTGAGATCCGTGTCTTTGCTTTCCGTCAACAGTGGAGCAAGTGGGACAACGAGCAAGAGAAGATGCTAAAGACTGTTTTAGCTAATGACTTGAAGGGTGACCTGAAGGATAACAACGGTGGGTTTAACTTGGGCCGGCCTTCTGGCTACGTGCAAGACTTTAACTCCTTGCCTCAAGCAACTAAAGATATCATGCGTACGGTAAAGCGTACTAAAGTTGTGTTCGGTGTTGCTAAGTTTGCTGATGCAACAAACGAGAACGGCGATCCTGTGTCTGGTTATGATATGGAACAGCCCTTCTCTATTGATCTGAAGAACACACCTAGCATCAAAGCTTTTGACACAGCTATGACTGTGCTATCACGTAAGAATCTGCTGCCTATTCAGCATAGCCTTGTGCTTGGTGCAGATGAACACCAGATCCCAACAGGTGCTAAGTACTACTCACCTAGCTTCTCTGCGGGTACTACTGTAGATATTAGCGAGGGCGATCAAGACACCTTGAATAACTTCATGGAGTTTATTGAGTACGTCAATACACGTATCCTTGATGATTGGGCTGAGAACAATTCAGATCATGGTATGTCTGCAGATGATGCTGATTTGGTTCACCAGTTTGTTGACGTAGAAGAGGCAGACTAATGCATCATCACGCTGAGCTAGCTGTCTACTCATTCCTTCAGAAAGCTATGAAGGGCGAGTCAGATATGGCTGAAGAGATCCGTGAGCAAGTAGCACAGGATGTCAAAGCAGCCTTAGAGAAGCAGTTCAGTGGCCCATCTCGTGACGAGTTCAAGCTTAGGATGTCTAACATTGGGCGTCCTAAGTGTCAGCTTTGGTTCGAGAAGAATGACTCTGAAGATAAAACACCATTGCCTCCACACTTCCTGATGAACATGATCATTGGTGATATTGTGGAGGCTGTCTTCAAAGGATTGCTTAGGGCTGCAGGTATCAGCTTCACAGATAACGAGAGGGTAACGCTGAAACTAGAAGATGGCACAGAGATTAACGGTGAGTTTGACATGGTGTTAGACGATGCTGTTGATGATGTGAAGTCAGCGTCACCTTGGTCATACCAGAATAAGTTTGCTAGTAGTGCAGCCTTGGCTGAAGGTGATAGCTTCGGCTACATCGCACAGCTTGTAGGCTACTCACGTGCTGCAGGTAAGCGTATGGGTGGTTGGTGGGTAGTGAACAAAGCTAATGGCGAGTTCAAGTATGTACCTGCAGAGGACATAGACGAGGCTACAGTGCTGTCTGAGATTCAGGATACTGTCAGCTACATCAACAACGATGAACCCTTTGAGCGCTGCTTTGAGCCAGTCTCAGAGACACACTACCGCAAGCCTACTGGTAACAAGAAGCTTGGCATTGGGTGTAGCTTCTGTTCTTACAAGCACAAGTGTTGGCCGGGACTCAAGACTATGCCTGCTGTAATGTCTACTGCTAAGAACCCACCAATGGTAGACTATGTAGAACTAGCACCAGAGTATGACGATGGCTAGAAGACCTCGACATAATAGTAGAACTTATCGCAGTGGCTTAGAAGATCAAGTCGCTGCGTTTCTTAAAGAAGTACAGAAGGAAGTACGATACGAGAAACTAAAGATTGAGTGGGAAGATCTACGATATCGTACTTACACACCAGACTTTCAGCTAGACAATGGTATACTTATTGAAACCAAAGGGATGTTTAGTATGGATGACAGACGTAAGCATGTCGCTGTCAAACAACAACACCCAAAGCTAGATATACGATTCGTATTCAGTAATGCTAATGCAAAGCTTTACAAAGGAGCTAAGTCTAGATACTGTGATTGGTGTGACAAGCATGGCTTTAAGTGGGCGCATCGTGTTATACCAAAAGAGTGGTTGACAGAGAAAGGTGAACCTACTAGTTTAGAACGAGTCACGCTAAAGATAAAAAGGAAAAAGTAATGCCCTATGAGTTAGACGATGACGAGTTTGCTATCATCATTCGCCCCATAGACTACGAAGAAGAAGATGGCAGTGATTGGCAGGGTAATGTAGAGACAGCCATAGGCATGAGCGATACTTGTACTATACCTGTGTTCATATCTCAACACGTCATGGACATTGCTACTATGATGTCTACCTTCTTAGATGTAGCTGCAGATCACCCTGAAGTTTATGCTCTTGTGCAACAGCGTAGAGATAAGCTATTAGAAGTGTATAGTGATGAAGATGTACCAGAACAGATTAAGCGTCCTACAGTAGAGAAGGATGGCAACGTATATCGTCTAGACTTCTGGACAAAGACTAAAGGTGAAGCATGACAGAGCATGATCCAGTAAACAACCCACCCCACTACAACATGGGTGA